GTCCCCGAGTAATGGCCAGCTTTGGGTCGATACCAGCAGCAACCCGCCTGTTCTAAAGGTTTGGAACGGCGCAACCTGGACAGTCGTTTCGTTTCAGCCGTCTAAATCGGTCATCACCAACCCAGCGGCATCAGCACCAAGCAGCCCATCACTAGGTCAACTCTGGCAAGACACCAGCCAGACGCCCGATGAACTGAAAATGTGGGATGGCTCGAACTGGGTTCGGGTTGATCCTGACGGCATTGACCAGACATTTGCCGATGGTCGTTATCTGCAGATCGCTACTGCAGCCAGCACTTACCTGCCGCTGGCGGGTGGCACGCTGACCGGCAACCTGACCTTGGTTGGAGCGCCAACGACCAACAACATGGCATCCACGAAAAAGTATGTGGATGATCAGATTGCGGCACTTCCGGCGGCAGCGGCTGGTGTGCCATCAGGCACCGTTATCTGGACCGCTAGCCCGACCGCTCCGACTGGATATCTAAAAGCAAATGGTGCAGCAGTAAGCCGCACGACTTATGCCGATCTGTTCACAGCCATTGGTACGTTGTACGGCGCTGGTGACGGATCAACGACGTTTAACTTGCCGGATATGCGCGGTGAGTTTGCTCGCGGCTGGGACGATGGACGCGGTGTTGATTCCGGTCGGGCATTTGCTAGCAGCCAGGCTGAAATGCTTGGACCACACACGCACCCTGTTACTGACCCCGGCCACAGCCACTCAGGCAGCACTGGCGAAGATGGTGGGCACAGTCACACAGTCGTAGTTTCGGGTGCAATACAAGGAAGCACGGCAAGCCAGATCAATGCATCTATAGCCGTCGACAATACATGGTCAAATTTTTCTACGTCTTCTGTAGGCAACCATACTCACTCAATCAGTAGCGACACCACCGGGGTCAGCGTTGGCAGCAATACGGGTACAGAGAACCGCCCCCGAAACGTGGCGCTGCTGGCTTGTATCAAGACCTGAGCCACGCCTAAAATTTCCTTACTGAGGCATCAACGATGGCAACCACAAAGATCACCGATCTCACAGCGTATGCAGCGCCGTTAGACAGCGATGTGCTGGTGATCGTCGATGTTGCGAATGACATCACAAAAAAGATTACGTTTGAAAACGTACAAAAGTATTACGACGCCGACGCAAGTAATTATCTAGCCTTTGCTGCCCCTAGCAGCGTTTCAACTAACGTCACATGGACGTTGCCTAGTGCTGATGGTACTAGCGGGCAAGTTCTTAGCACGGATGGTTCTGGCACGCTGAGCTGGAGCTCAAGTGGCGGTGGCGGCATCAGCGACGGCGACAAAGGCGACATTACAGTTAGCGCATCGGGGGCCACATGGACAATTGATAATGATGCAGTCACTTATGCCAAAATTCAAAATGTTTCTGTAACCGATAGGCTGCTAGGCCGTAGTACGGCTGGTGCGGGCAACATTGAAGAAATTATTTGTACTGCTGCGGGACGAGCAATCTTAGATGATGCAAACGCGGCGGCGCAGCGTACGACTTTAGGACTCGGCACGATTGCCACTGTGGCCGCTCCAAGCGGCAGTGTCGTTGGCACAAGCGATAGTCAAACATTGACAAATAAAACACTCACTGACCCTGCTATTATTGGTACAATTCTTGAGGACGTATTCACCATTACTGACGGTGCTGCGTTTGAAGTGGATCCTGGCAATGGCAGCGTGCAGCTTATCACACTTGGCGCTAGCCGCACTCCCAAGGCGACAAACTTTGCGGCAGGCGAAAGCGTGACATTGATGGTAGACGATGGTACTGCTTACGCCATCACATGGACTGATGCTACATGGGGTAGTGGCGGTGTCATCTGGGCAGGTGGTAGCGCCCCAACGCTGGCAACAACTGGATACACCGTCATCCAACTCTGGAAGGTCAGCACACAAGTGTATGGAGCCTTAGTGGGGAGCGTCGCATGAGGATTCCACACGGTCTTAGGGCTGCTGCTGGTGCTGTCGGAGGAGTTGCGCCGTACAGCGGCGATATAGCAATAGCCCATGGCACCACTCCATTTGTTAGTGTTTACCCTTGGTCCTCTGGTTTTGGCACTAAGTACAGTGACCCCGCAACACTGCCAGCAAATACAGGGCGCGCTGTGGCGTTCAGCCCCGACGGTAATGACATAGCAGTATCACACGACGGCAGCCCCTACATCAGCGTTTATCCTTGGTCCTCTGGATTTGGCACTAAATACAGTGATCCTGCAACACTACCTGCAGGTAATAGCAATGGCGTAGTTTTTAGTCCTGATGGCGCTGATATAGCAGTAGCTCATGCAAGTTCTCCATTTATCAGTGTTTATCCATGGTCATCTGGGTTTGGTACTAAATATAGTAACCCTGCAACACTACCTGCAGGTATTGGCAACGGTGTCGCATTTAGTCCTGACGGTACGACTATTGCAATATCGCACAACACTTCCCCCCGTATCAGCGTTTATCCATGGTCCTCTGGATTTGGTACTAAATATAGTGACCCTGCAACACTACCTGCAGGCGATGGCGAAGGTGTCGCTTTTAGCCCTAGTGGCGCTGACATAGCAGTAGCCCATGGCACCACTCCATTTATCAGTGTTTATCCATGGTCATCTGGATTCGGTACTAAATACAGTGACCCCGCAACATTGCCAACACTTACAGGGCGCAACGTAGCATTTAGCCCTGATGGTAATGACATAGCGATTGGACACGATGGCAGTCCCCGTATCAGCATATACCCTTGGTCCTCTGGATTTGGCACTAAGTACAGTGACCCCGCAACACTGCCTGCAGGTAATGTTAGAGGAGTTGCATTTAGTCCAGACGGCGCTGACATAGCAGTAACGCATCTAAGCGACCCCCGTATCAGCGTTTATCCATGGTCCTCTGGATTTGGTACTAAGTACAGCGACCCTGCAACACTACCTACAGGTAATGGCATTAATGTTGCTTTTTCCCCATAAGACCATGAACAAAATCGAAAACCTTCAAGCTGCTTTAGCCGCCCGCGAAAGTGAGGTGATGAGTTACCAGCTCAACATTGACAACTATGCTCGCGCTATTGTCAAAATCAATGCCGAACACGCTGGCAATCCTGCCATGATTGCATTTCGAGATCGCATTGCAACCTTGCTGGAGGAACACAAAACAGAACAGCTCAAGGCAATTATCATTCGTGATGTAATCGCGGATCAACTTTCCGAACTGGAGGCACTCTAATGTTTTACGTCGAGTTAAACAGCGATGGCACCGTCAAATCCTACCCATATACGTTGGCGGATTTGCGCCTTGCCCATCCAGGCACAAGTTTCCCAAAGCAAATTAGCAATGAAGCCGCTGCTGAGTTCAATGTTTTTCCTGTAGCGCCAACCGCACCACCCGCCGCTGACTACAGCGTCAATCTTGAACGCAATGCCGTCAAGCAAGGTAGTGAATGGGTAGAGGAGTGGATTGAAACTCCCGCAACCTCCGAGCAAATCCAGGAACGTCTTACCAATCAATGGGGAATAATTCGCTCGGAACGTAATGATCGTTTAGCCGCTTGTGACTGGACGCAATTACCAGACAGTCCAGCAGATAAAACTGCATGGGCTCTTTACAGGCAACAATTACGCGACATCACTGAACAGTCCAATCCATTCGAGATTGTTTGGCCTGTTGCGCCTTAACATGCCTTGAGAAAACAATGATTTATTTAGACTATTCAAGCCAGGTTCCCTGATTCAAAATGGCACCACACCATGGCAGTCAAGTCAAAAACCGGCACCGCACGCCTCGAACACCAAGCTGGTCCACCTAAGACCACACGCCAGGGTTTTGGGCAACACAGCCGCCCGCATAAACGCGGCAAGAAAAAACTACGCGGGCAGGGACGCTAACCTACAAAAAAGGGTTAGTTGCACCTTGAGATGGAACACCACGAAGAGGTGCTGATTACGGCGAAACCGCCAGAGAGTCCGTTCACTCAGATCGTGCCAGCCTTGCTAACTGCTGCGGTGGTTGGCCTGGCTGGTCTTTTCATGCAGGTGGCCAAGCTGGATCAGTCAGTCAATACGGTGGCGGCGGACATCCAGGAGCTGAAGAACGACAGCAAAGAACGCTTAAGTGATCTTGAAGGTCGCGTGCGGCAAATTGAAATGACGATTGGCAGGCAACGCTGACCGCCATACAGTGCAAGTATCCGTTTTTGCATCATGGATCCCACTACTGCCGCTGTTATCGCCATTCTTGTGGCTGCTGGTTCTGAGGTGATCGCAATTCTGCCGATCAAAGAGAATGGCTGGATTCAGCTGATCCTGAAGGCTCTTAAGGTCGTTTTCCCAAAGCGTTGAACGGCGATGCCACTTGGCTGGCACGCGTTGGCGATAAAGACTGGCGGCACCACCTGCGCCGTGCAGCGCAAGACCACAAGTTCAGCGCCACGCTGAAGCCAAGGCTTGATCGGGCCATTGAGAATTGGCACGAATCGCAGCCGCCAAGTATCCCGCCACCGATTATCAGCGCAGATGAGCTGCGCATCACTGCACCCTGGGCCATCGATGAGCAACCCGGCGCCGATCAAACTAGAGGCCCTGTTTAAGTATTGGAAGGCGCTGCCGCATCAGCTGGCAGCAATCGGCCAGCTTGAGCAGGACCTTGCTGCCAATGGCTACGACGCGGCGATGCGGCGTGATCGGCCGTGGTTTGAAACCTGGAGCCAAGACGGCAAGCAGACCGACCTGAGCACCGGGATCAAGCTGATCAAGGAGTTTGAGGGCGTGCATCTCAGCGCATACCCCGACCCATTGTCAGGCGGCGATCCTTGGACCATCGGCTACGGCACCACGCGCTACAGCGGTGGTGTGCCAGTCAAGCGTGGCGACAAGATCAACATGATCGAGGCCGACATGCTGCTGCGCCTTGAGGTTGACCGGGTGGCGGCGACACTGGCCAGGACGGTGCCGCACTGGAAGTTGATGGATGACAACCAGCGATCGGCGCTGGTCAGCTTCGCGTACAACCTGGGCGCTGGGTTCTATGGCGCCGAAGGATTCGAGACCATCAGTCGGTGCTTGCGCGAGCGGGACTGGGCCGAAGTGCCTGCTGCTCTGAAGCTGTACCGCAACCCTGGGAGCAACGTCGAGGCTGGCCTGCTGCGCCGGCGTGAGGCTGAGGGCAAACTCTGGGGCAGTTTCCGGCCGGCATTCCAGCAGGAAACAGCCAAGCTCAGCATCAATGCGCCATTCAGCGCCAGGATCACGCCGCACGTCACTCTGGGCGAATTTGCACTGGGCCAAGAGGCGCGGCGGTTTGATCGCGAGGATCAACTGCAGATCGCTGCAGAGCTGGCGGCGTTCTTGGAACGCGCGCGCACCACGTTCGGCGGCAAGCCGGTGGTGATCACATCGGGTTATCGGCCAGCAGCAATCAACAAACTGGTGGGCGGCGCCAGCAGTTCAGAGCACCTCTACAACCCTGGCTGTGGTGCTGTCGACTTTTATATCGATGGCGCCGACATGATGGCGGTCCAGCGGTGGTGCGATAAGGAGTGGCCGTACTCGCTGGGCTATGCAGCGCCGCAGTTTATTCACCTTGGCATTCGCGCAGGCCGGCCTAAGGTTCGCTGGGATTACA